TCAACACATTAGATGACCAAAAACTCCCTTGTCCAAGATATTGCTCAGTTGAGCATAAACATATTATAAAGAAAGTGCATCCAAGAGAGGTTTCCCAAGAATGTAATATGGTTTACTATTATCATGATAGGTATCAATGTCGCAATCACCAAGAACTTTATTAATTCTATCTAATGAAATAATATAAGTTTTCTTATTTTTACAGTCATATAAAAAAAGCCATACCTTATGAAACTTATCCCAGTATCTATAGCAATCCACATCATTCATTTTTAATTTTAATGTATCTTTAAAGCCTTTACATTCTATAAATATAGCTTCTTCTCTAAAAACTAAAAAATCAGGCATAGCTCTTAAATATGAATTAACTTTACAAAAATCTTTTTTCCCAATTCTATCCCTGCAATCAAACCCAGTTCTTTCATATTTTATATTATTTTTCTCAAGATACTTAACGCAGACATCATCAGCTATATCTATACCTTTAGCATTTCTTTCTTTAAATGTTTCTGTATGATTCACTTACATAACTCCAGTTGTGCTTTTAGTTTTTCATTTTCTTCTTGTAAATCCTTGGCCATTTTATAATCATGCAGCCAATCATCAAACCTTATCATTGCAAACATTTGTCCACGATCTTCCTGGAATACTTGTAGATCCACTTCTTCACTTGGCTTGAGATAATCAGGGAGTTTCTTACGAACCTTTGCCTGTACTCTGATATGCTCTTCAATGAGGACATCCACTTCAGGATGCCAACCATTACTTGCACCATTGCTACCCCAAGCCCTACGAGAGCGTATACCACGATGCTCCAAATAGTTAACCATTTTTCTTTCAAACCTAGTCCCCTTATTTTTACTTGTATTTGGCATCTTTTTCTAGCCTTTCTATTAATATTTTAATATAAAACTCTGCCTTCTTTAAATCTTCAATTCCATTTTTAAATTTATATCTTGTAATGTATTTAACAATATTACCTTCCATGTAATCCATTTTCCATGCATTAATATAATCAATACATTCAATAGACCCTTCTGTATAATGTGGTGGATGGTTTACTAAATCTACTATATTTTCTTTTTTAATTAATGGCATCTTCCCACTCCTGAAATCTTTTGTTTTGTCTATAATTGCTTCCAAATTCTTCTTTCATAGCACACATATTACATACTTTTCTTGTTTTATAATTCTCAAGCAAATTTATAATGGCAGGATGAGGTAATAATACCCATCTTGGAGCATTCTTTTTACTTTTTTTGCATAATTCACAATCAAAATAATGCTTACCTTTAATCTGTCTAATTCTATTAAGCCTCACTAAAATCAGGGTCTACCTTTGAAATATCTTCCATTTTACCACCAAGCTCTAAATATCTATTTTGCAGTACATCTATTAACTGATCAGTTATTTTAACTCCTGAAAACTTACAATAATAACCTACACCTAATTCATAATAATGTCTTAATAGCATTCTATAAGATGACAATACTTTATAATTTGTCTTGTTCATGTATTAGTTCCAATTCATTTTTAAGAAAATCAATTTCTTTTATTAATTTTAAATTTTCCCTTTTAACTTCTAAGCACTCTTTAGTAATCATCTGTATTTTTTCTTTTAGACAATATGCACATCCAGTATCTATTGCATCATTATTGCATTGACTACAAAACATATTAATCTTTCCAACTTCTTTTAATTAAACCTTGTGTCTTTTCATCTAGCAATCGACCTAATTCACGAGATTCTTCCATGGCCATATCTAACGCCTTTAGGACTCTTTTCTCATCCCAATTGGTCAGCAAGGCACGAAACCTTTTCTGTAAAAATCTTTCCAAGAAAGTTTCAAACTTAGTATAGAAATATCTCTTCCCACTTTTATATATATACTCATCATCAGCATCAGGTGGACCAGTAATAAGAATCCATTGATACTCATCTTTTGTAAGTATACATCTTCTGTTACCTATTTCCTGGTCTAATGATATTATCTTATCAAATATCTTTATCATTTTTTTCCTTTAATGCTTGTTCATATAAATCTTTATGCTGCTTTACTCCATCAGGCATATCCATCTCTTCATAGAAGTACATAAAATGTTTATGGTATCTAACTGAATCCCATGCACCTGATTTTAATTTAGCTGAAGCATAAGACAATTGTTTTAAAAACATACTTGTTTGTTTATAAAAGTCTTCATGCATTTATATGATTCGTTCTGCTTTCATAGCTGATACCATTCTTGTTACCCCTATGCCACCACCAAATCTTTTAAACATAGGCAAGGCAAGATATTCTTCTAATTCGTCTTCAACTCTTTTTTTACCAAAGTGATTATAAAGTAAGTTAGCATATTCACCATCAGATATATTATGAAACTGATGTCGCATCTCTTTAACATCTGTAGCTCTTTCAGCACTTCCTATAGTTTCCATACCATGCATAATAACATCAACTTTATTGTATATCCCATCACCTCTATGTTTCATATTCCAAAATGGATGAGTTCTTAATGGAAAATCTTTAAGGAATACACATGGTGTATACTGCCTACATAATGCTTCCTCTTCATCATAGTCTAATAAGCCTACATCATAATGTCTACAAGCATCATCATAGGTAATTGTCTTATGAACTTCACCAAAGCCTAAGTAAGATAATAATTCTGTTTCTAACTCTATCATATCGTACATATCTCCATGTGATTCAAACTCAAACATTGGAAATATTTTTTCATGTCTTCCTTCTACTGGATTAGGCTCATTCCTGTAGCTTGTACTTACACAGAATACACCTTTAACATCAGGATTATCTAATAAATCTCTTTCTAACCACATTTGACCTGTTTGAGGTAATGGCCAATTTATACCACTAAATATATATTGTGATATAGTAGCAGGGTCTTCACATGCAGCCAATATTGATTGTCTTGATTGTGCAGGGACTTCAATAAAGCCTTTTTCTTTTTGAAAGAAATCTCTCATCTTAGATGTGGCGTAATTAAAGTCATACATATTTTTCATTTATCTTATTTCCTTTTATTTTATAAAATTAATACCCAATAGCCATAGGACTTTTTACAGTTTTTTACAAGCAACTTGTAGCCTTGTAATGTTATGTGCGATAATCCCTTTTAAGCAAAATGCTCTAAAATTATCTATGTGGTCAGTACAAGAATTTTCCTACAAAATATCTAATTTGTACTGAAATGCCTATGGCTCTCTATGGGTAGTTTCAAAAAACAATGGGCATAGTTGGTGGAAAACAGATGAAAAACCACCAAAAAAAAGGAAGGGATATTGACCTTATTATCTATGCCCTAAATCTTCCATTTCTATTAAACACTTAGCTGCAATCATATATGGATCATAAGAATCTCTAATATTCTCAAGGCCATCTATAGCAGTATTTAACTGCTTTTTGACTATAGCCAGTTCTTCAGCAAGCTCTTTATTATTTCTTGCTAATTCTTCCATTTTTTTCATATTCCTTTAATCTTAAACTTTTTTGCCATATATCATTAACAGCTTTCTCTAATTGATATTGCAACAAGGCCTTTTCTTTTTTAAGGGTTTTAACTACTAATTTCAAATCTTTTACCTGATTATATAATTCTGTTTTACTTTTCAGCATTACATTAAACCCTTGATTACCTTTAATTACTTATCTTGATGGGTGTAAGTCCTTACCACAACATCTACTAAGCATTTGATGGACACTAAATTTATCATAAAAATCACTTGTCTTACAAGATGAACAATATCCTATCCTGGAACTACCTGATGTATCCATCCTAAAGTCATTTGCTGATAACTTTAATTCAATTTCTGTTTCAAACTCATCTTCCCAATGTTCCCCATTTATAAAAGTAGAAGCATGTTTTATAAAAGGCTTTTCAGTACCATATATATTAATTTGTTTAATGTAATTTTTAACACCTTCAATACACTCTTCTTGTGTTCTTTTAGGCAATCTATTAAAAGATGTTCTAGCTGCTTTTTTGCCTACTTTTCTTGGATATATTTCCCATAATTTATCAAAATTATTCATAGCTATTAACTGCACCTGGGACATTTATTTACCTTACCCTTTCCTATCTTTGGAAAGTCACTATAATATAGGTATAATGGTTTATCTAATCCCTTTTCACTATAATGCCTTGGCTCAAAACAATGTTTACAGTTATTGCAATACTTAATTGATTTATCAACTTTATGCATTATCTGTAATTCATTCTTTCTTGCTCTTGAGCAATCTTCCCACATATTAGGTATATTCCAAAGTTTATCCATTTTTACTGTTTTTGTTACCATAAACTGGCATTTCTCTTTTTTTGTATCTTTTTATTATACTCGTTTAAACACTTTATACACCAAGTGTTATTTTCCTTACGATAGTCATCTAAAGGCTTATCCTCTTTACATTTATTGCAGATTAGTCCTTTTTTAGTAATTCTTTTTTTAAACTTTTCTGCCATTGTAATTAGTTTTCCACTTTTATTTTTATCTAACATTTTTTCCTGAATAATTATATAATTTTTTCATAATAGACTTAACTACAGGGACACTTACTGCATTCCCCATTTGTTTATATCTTTGCGTATCTGATTGACCTTCTGTCCATCCATCAGGGAATCCTTGTAATCTTTCACATTCAGTTGGAGTTAACCTTCTAATATTAGATCCAAGCTGTACACCATGTTGATCTTGAGATGTTAAAGTAAACATATCCTCACCATCTTCTTTAAATCTTCTACCATTTTGTTTTTTATTTTCTCTGTTAGGTGTAAGAACAGGCTTAACTTCATACAGACCTGTTTTAGCACCCATACCACCACCATTCTTTATAGTCCTTGCACAGGTAGTGTCATAAACTCTTGTGGCTTCTGAATCTTTACCAATAACACCAATTTGATTTAGACCAGTATCAATTAAGTTTTCTGATCCATCTTTGTAATATCTTGCTGAGATGCAGTTTGCACTTTGTGGACCTTTGCTCCGAACCCATTCCCCTTCTTTTTGTGCTTTTCTTTGTGATTCATTAAAGACTTTACCATTTTCTCTGATAGGAAATACTTTTGGTCTACATTCTCCTCTAACATGTCCAACAAAGTAAATTCGCTCTCTATTTTGGGGGAGAAACCACCTTGTATTAAGTAATTGCCATTGACCATCATACCCAATGTCGGCAATCGTTTTGAGTGCGATCGTAAAGTCTTTTCCTGCGTTACTTGAGAAAAATCCTTTGACATTTTCAAACACAAAATACTTGGGTTTTTTACGCTCAATGATTTCAATTGCTTTAAAATACAGGCTACTTCTACTGCCATCGAACCCTTTTCTTTTTCCTGCGATTGACAAATCTTGACAAGGGAATCCAAAAGTGACGAAATCGATTCTTGGGAGTCTGTCGATGTCAATATCTTCAATTGGTCCGAGTTCTTCTGCATTTGGAAACCTTTCTCTAAAAACATTATTTGCAAACTTATCTATATCAGAAAATCCATGCCATCCAACATGAACCCCTGCTTCTTTTAATCCAAGTGAAAATCCACCTACACCTGAAAATAAATCTAAATGATTAATAGTATTCATAAATTATAATGATTGGATATTGTGCTGAGGATGAATCCCAAACCAGGAGGTGACTAAAAGAAACATCCTCAAACACTTGCTATACCACCCTAAAAGGGTATGTCCTCATCAGACATTGCTGGAGTATTTTCCTCAACCATCTGTGTCTTTGGTTCTTTTAGAGTCACAGATAATCCCATATATGTATTCCCTGATGATTTAGCAGTATTATTCCAACCTGAAATCCAATACTCTTTATCATCTACAACTATACTTCCAGTATAATCAGGATGCTTGTCTGTTTCTTTTTTAGTGTTCTTAAACAATGCACCTGAATTGTTCCTTTGTTCTGACATTTTATTTCCCTTCTTTTTTTGGTAGAAATTCTTTAGATAAACTTGGATTATCGTATTTATACCATTTGTTGTTTATTTTAATATTGTTCTTGCCATAATCATGAAACTTTGCAAAAGTTGAGGGTAAATTATAAAGATATCTACCTATACCCCATTGAACTGCTGCTCTTTTCATAGCACCTGACAAGCCACCTTTTACTGCTTCAACTTTGGTATTTTCTGCACCATCTTCTTTGGTTACCCATTCATCATCAATCTTAACTGATAACTTGCATATTATACCACCATTTGGTGATGCCTTGTATTCGTTCTTCCAATTACCAGCCCCACATACCTCATCCAATCTGTCCATTACTGCACGATTAGTAACATAGGCCAATGTCATTGCATATGGCTGACCTTTACCAGTCATACCTGATCTTTGTGGTCGCCACTCAATATCAGATTCAGGAAATGGTTCTTTTAGTTTTGATAAATCCATTACTCTACTCCCTTATATTTTAATCTTAACTTACTGAATTTTCTATCACTTATCTCACTATTCAGGTTCAAATCATAGCTTTCAAGTCTATCCATCATCCATTCAGAGTTATAATCAACTTTTAGAAAGTCCAGGAGATTAGCTATAGTAAGTGGTAAGTGTTTATACTTGTGGGTATCTTTATACATTTCAGGATACAAATCACACATTCTACAATTTAACAGCTTGGCCATATCTCTACATACTGCTGGGTTCATCTTGCGTCTACCTGAACACCAATGACTTATGTCAGCTGGATGAAAACCAAGTGTTTCTGCGATGTAAGTCTGTTTTAATCCTGACTTATCAATCATTTCTTTAATATTATTATTTATCTTGTCCATGGATGTAATTTAAAATTCCTTTTTTGTTAATTCCTATAATTATTTACAAAAGTACCAATAAAAATTATAACTGTAATTTATAATGAATAAAGTAATAAAAATTTTGCTTTTTAATGAAAAGTGTAATATATTTTCCACGCTCTCAATGGTTTGGGAACACGCTTTTAGCGTTGAGAGTTTTACAAAGCAGTTACTAAAAGAGGTGATCCGAAAGCTGCAAGGGGATGACTGAAAGAAAGTAAATCCTGGATCTAAGCATTGCATTGCTGAAAAGACTTTCCGAATGATATAATGCAATATAATCATTTATCCGAACTCCATGCCGATGGCTCTATAAGGAACAGGATAGT